TTTGCTAACGCCTCGCAATGCTCGTTGTTCAACCGTGCCACTGCCAAAATCAAGATTTTGGCATCAGCCCGGTTATCAATGCAGCCAGCTGTCATCTTCCCAGACGTTCTGAAGTAAATCATTCAGCCTGCGCCGGTCTTCGTCAACTTTTACACCTGGCATTTCAATTTTGGTGTAACTACCCTGCCGCACATGCACCACTGCATCAGGGAAAAGCGCAGTCACACGTTTATGCACTTCTTCCCGAAAAGCATCTACCACCGACTGACTGATTTTCTGATTCTTATCGAGCATGATTTCGATACGCATAATTTCAAAGCTCGATTTTATTTATCAATCGGCACTGCCGAAAAAACGACCGAAAACTGTTGATTAGTCATTGAGGTATTACGCGCCAATTCAGCGATAAGACTCAAAGCGATCACTCTGTCCTGCTCCCTGCAGATCCCTTCAGAAGTAAGCCGTGCAATCAACTCTACCCGCTCAAGCATCACTCGCTCTTTTAAACCGTTATCCATGTGCCCTCCCCACTAAAATACTGTCTATTTATACAGTATCACAGCATTTACAGGTTGATAAAGAAAAATGTCCTAGCCAGATTAATTTTTTATCTAGCTGATAAGGAACATTTTTATCTATGCATGCCGTTAATTCGGAGCTTGGCATAACAACAATCAGCTGATTAATAATTGCTTAGGAATTTCCAAAAACAGCACATTATTTTTCTATATTTTTTCGGTGCTTTTCTGCTAATCGGTTAAATCGTTCTAATGCGAAAGACTGTTTTGGCTCCAGTATTGGGCGGGCCAGTTCTCCATTAGGTAAGCTGCGGAACATTTGACCAGCGATTTTAGTCTGCGTGCCGCCAATCAGACGCACAGCTATCCCGCGACTGATGGTGTCACCGCTTAAATCTCTCACCTGGGCTATTACGATGTCGCACGCAGCTTCGATTTTGTCAGACCGCCTCAGCTTCAGATGCCGCTTTTCTGGCTTCTGCGCCCTTATCCGGCTTAAAAGCTGACGCCGTTCCTTTCTGCTCATGCCGTCCAGGTCGATTTTTTCGAAACTTTCCGGTGGGTTTGAATCCTCAGATCTCAAACTCCCCGTACAGTTATTGACAGAACTCCGAGAGGACGCGGACGCGTCCTTAAATTCAAAAGCCAAATCAACGGCACGTTTCGGGACAATCTTCCATTGCATCAGACGGGTTAAAATTGGCGTATCGTCGCCAACTTCGGTTGCGTAAACACCCTTAATGCGCACGGTTTCCTCGCCGTACTCATTCACATCTTCGCTTGCCTGATACCAGGTGCGCACGGCCAGATCGTCACGGCGCACGAACGGCCCGCCCTGCGCGTTAACATATCCGGCCCAGTCTCCTGCATCGGCGGCGTCATGCGCGGCCGCAAACTCAACGCTCAGGCCGTGCGCAGTTTCGCTGTCTGCCATGCGGCGCAGTTCGCGGTAAACCGTAACCGGCGCACCGCCCACAAACTGAAACTGCCGGATGTGCCAGCGTGCCGCCCAGGCAGAAACGGCCGAGGCTGTTTCTTTCAGATCTTTTCCGCTCTCGTCGTCTGTCTCACCATCCAGCGCATAACCATCAATATTTTTGGAAATGTATTTAGCGACGTAACCCGTTGCGCTGCCTTTTTCTGGATCGATAGCCTCGGCGTGAAAACGTGCCTTACGGGCCTTGTCTGTCGTCAGCTCGCTGCTATCTTCCTGCCAGGCGTAATAGCGCATAATTTCGCGCACGCGCTCAGCCTGCTCAGGGCGCATAAACATGAGCATGTGCCAGTGTGGGGTCGCATCATGATGTGGCTCAGCAACGCGGATCCCGAAAATGCGGATTTCTTCGCGGTGCAGCTTGGCGCGGATTTTCTGCCAAACGCTGCAGAGATAACGCTGCGTATCGGCCGGGCTGGCACCGTTCCATTTGCGGTTACGATGCCCGGTTTTGATTGTGGCGTGATAGCGAGCCGGAGCGGTCAGCGTGTAGAACTCGCCGATAAAGCCCATTTCATTGCAGATGTTTTCGAAGCCACGAATGCGGGTCATCAGCTCGCAGCGGCGGATCGCCGGGTTGGCCACACTACCGTCGTATTTCTCAATCAGGCTGATGCGGTTTCCTTCCTCGTCTTCCAGCTCCATTCCCTTCAGAAATTCACGGGTGCGGCGCTTCTGCTCGCGCCACTCTGAAACCGTCATACTGCTGGCGTAAGGGGTATGTTTTTTGCTGACATTAGCCAAGGCGATCTGAAGATGTTCACGCCATGATGCACCCACGCGGCGCAGTCTGCCCTTCCACCACTTTTCCGTCTGCATACGCATGATCGCCGGGGTGACTTCCTCCGGGTCAAACAGCCGTGACGTGACTTTATCCCACAGCGGCGGCGTCTGGCTCAGCTCGCGGGTGATGGTGGCGGCGGTCATGTAGACACGATGCGTGTATTTATAATCTGACTCGTCGCTGGCCTGTGCGTGTGCCTGTACCAGCTCAGCGAGAATGAAATTAGCCACATCCCCGGCAAGCAAATCGACGTCGGCGCGCGCCATATCCGGCAGGCGGTTAAAACGGCGCATCAGCTCCCACAGCTGACCGCCTGCACTGGCCGCGCCAGCCCCTTTCGTGACGTTCCCGGCCAGCATGGTAAACGTGCCGTGACTCATATCACCGAGGCGATACTGAGCGTTAACGGTTTCAACGCGTGGCAATGTGCGCTCAACAAATGTCTTCGTTAAGTACGCATTGGCGCGGGCTGTTCCCTGTGTCTTTTCCAGATCACTGACACGGCGTTTTACGTCGAGCTGTATCAGGGTCGGCTGCTTTTCGAGTAATTCCTGTGCACGCACTAAAGCCGCAATCATCTGACTGCGGCTGTGCATCTCCTCATAGGTTGGGTACGGGCTGGCGATGGCTTCCCGTGGAGCATTCCACGGGTAGGCATATTGTTGTTTATCAGACATTATCGGGAATACCGTTCAGCCACTTCCTGACAGCTGACACAGCGAATCACTCCACGCACGGCACGGCGGCGCTGTTCAGGAATTGGTGCATCGCAGTCTTCGCAGAAGGAAGCCGCTACGCTGACCGGGCGATTTACCACGCTGGCGATATTCCGTGCAAGCAACTCATCGGCGCGGGCCTGCGCCATGTCCATTGAGTCGGCCATCAGTGCGGCTCCTGCGATTCATTCTGATAGCGCTCAGCCTCACAGCGAATCAGATCAGCGGCTTCAAGGCCGGAAAGCTCCTTCTGATGAACGTGCAGAGCAAGCTCGACCAGGCGCCCTGAAACTGCCAGTGCGCGGTCTTTGCGTTCCTCGATCCGCGCCTTAGTGATAATTGCTGCCAGCGCTTCGGTGTCAGAATCAATTTTAATTGTGTCGATATTTCGCATTTCACTTTCTCCTGAACTTGGGCAAAAGAATGCCCGGCGTGGGTACGCCATTTATTTGCTTCGGGTTAATTAGTTAGAAAGGGCCATTCGCTTTGGAAATAAACTCACGACTGCTTTTAAATGATTCATTGCATAAATAAGCGTCTTTCTTTCATCAGCAGTCAGTTCACTAAAATCAGCGTCGTGCCTGTCTTTACCGATGTTAGCCAGGAAAAGAATTGCGCTCAGCGCGCGCTTATTGTCCCGGTAATTACTATCTGTCACATCGCGCATTTCAGAGAAAAAACGAGCCATATCTTTTTCACAGTTACCGCCCATCAGTTGTGCGCGAATTGTGGCAACGTGATTCAGCGCCAAAACTCTCTGCCCTGCAGTAAGCTCGACCAGCATTGAATCGCCCTCGATAGCCATGATTTACCTCTACTTTCTTTTTCTTCTACCTGCTGACTTAATACCGGATGCCAGCGCCTGCCCTTCTCACCCATAATCCAGCCATTCCCGTAGGACATTGATGGACTCTGGCGCTTGAGGTGTGCCGCAAATGAAATCATCGTGCGCCCTCAGCTAATGCCAATAGAAGCACCCAGCCCGCTGATAGCGTCAACGGTTGAGGCTAAAGTCGGGTTAGAGTGAACGCGGGTCTGTACGGCCAGTGCGGCCAGCATCATGCAGCGAATGCCGGTATTTGCGGCTTCCAGAATATTGCGGCGGCATGTTGCAGTTATCCGCTCCGGGTTTGCGGCACTGGCGGCCATGCTTCCAACTTCAGCAGTAGCCTTCAGCACATAGGATGGAAACTTTTCTTTTGCCAGCTCGTTAACCGGTACGCATGGCAGGCACTGCAGCTGCGCTAACATCCCATCCATCAGCGTGGCGTCTTCGGTCAGGTCGGTAAGTAACAGTACTTCTGGAGCGGTCAGTTGATGCACCTGATCCGGGTTGAGCTTGTTACGCAAAGTTTGCACTTTCATGCCTGCACGCTGCGCCAGCTCAGTCATGTTGTGCGTTAGCGCAAACTTGCGGCAGGCGTCGTCATAGTGACGGTGGGTGGAAGTCTTAAAATCAAACATGTGCGAACCTCCCTATTCACTTAATGTGAATTATCCGCCAATAATGAGCTGAAAACGGGAATGTCCGAACGCCTTACGCAATTGCTCCTCTTTCCAGCGAGCGTAATAGATGCGAATTGGTCCACCCGCTTTCTTACAGCCTTTGCGGATTGTGCGGGGTTCGATAGGCAGCTGCGGATTATCACCAGTAGTCCAGCGATAAACAGTACGGCGGGAAACACCTTCCAGCTCAGCAAACTGCTCAGCCGTAACAATCGGTGCAGGAACTTTGATGATTGCGATTTCAGAAGCCATATAGCATGATCCCTAAATTGATAACATTAAGACATTGAGCGCATAGTTTTTGCCGACTTTTGCCACTCACTGCCACCGTTAATGATGATACTAATATTAATTTTAGTATCTTGCAACAAAGGAATACCAATTTTAATGTTAGATGCCAATTTTAATAACGAAGAGTTACTAAACAGAATCTGTGAGGTTTATGGATTTACTCAGAAAATCCAGCTCGCTAATCACTTCAAAATTGCCGCCAGTTCCTTACAGAATCGCTATACACGGGGCAACATGTCGTATGACTTTGCTGTCCATTGCGCGCTTGAAACTGGCGTAAACCTCAAATGGCTAATGACTGGTAAAGGTGAAAAAAATATCTCAGCTCATGAGAACCCAGCGTCAACAGAGCTTCCCTTATTCGAATTAAGTGAAGGTGAATTGAGCAATATTGGAACTCTCTTGTTTGATCGTCAGTTTTTTACCAAGCAGCCAAAAAATGGCAGTTGTGTGAAAAGTGATAACAGTACATATGTCATTGAACAGGAGTCCTCTATGTCGGACGGTCTTTGGTTAGTTGATATTGAAAGCGCAATCAGCCTCCGTGAATTAACAGTTCTCCCTGGCAAAAGGTTGCATGTTGCAGGCGGTAAAGTACCTTTTGAGTGTGGGGTTGATGAAATAAAACTGATTGGCCGTGCGATAGGTGTTTACAACGAGGTTAATTAATGGCTGTGCGTAAAAATCCTGCTGGCGGCTGGATTTGTGAGCTCTACCCAAACGGTGCAAAAGGCAAACGCATCAGGAAGAAATTCGCTTCTAAAGGTGAGGCACTGGCGTTTGAGCAATACGTCGTTAAAACTCCCTGGCAGGAAGAAAAGGAAGACAGGCGCACCTTAAAGGAATTGGTTGATTCATGGTATGGTGCTCATGGCATTACCCTGAAAGATGGCTTAAAACGCCAGTTAGCTATGCACCATGCTTTTGAGTGTATGGGCGAACCACTCGCATGCGACTTCGATGCGCAGATGTTTTCCCGCTATAGGGAAAAAAGGTTAAAGGGTGAATATGCCCGCTCAAACAGGGTTAAAGAAGTATCGCCTCGCACACTTAATCTTGAGCTGGCTTACTTTCGCGCGGTCTTCAATGAGCTAAATCGCTTAGGGGAGTGGAAAGTTGAAAATCCGCTGAAAAATATGCGCCCTTTCCGCACCGAAGAAATGGAGATGGCCTGGCTTAATCACGACCAGATATCACAACTGCTCGGAGAGTGTAAACGGCATGAGCACCCTGATTTAGAAATAGTGGTAAGGATCTGTCTCGCCACTGGCGCACGGTGGTCTGAGGCTGAGAGCCTGAGAAGAAGTCATATCGCAAAATACAAAATCACATACACTAATACGAAAGGTAGAAAAAACCGTACCGTTCCCATCAGCAAAGAGCTTTACGAATCTATAACTGATGATAAAAATGGTCGGTTATTTAATGATTGTTATGGAGCATTCCGGTCAGCACTGGAGCGAACAGGTATCGAATTGCCGGCAGGACAACTTACACACGTACTACGCCACACTTTCGCTAGCCATTTTATGATGAATGGCGGCAATATCCTTGTACTTCAGAGGATCCTAGGTCATACAGAAATAAAAATGACCATGCGTTACGCTCATTTCTCACCAGATCATTTAGAAGATGCCTTAAAATTTAACCCATTAAACAAAAAGGATTTAATCTTATGAAAAAAAATATTGAAGTATCAGTAGAAAAAATTATCTTCTCTGGTGGGCAAACAGTAAATCTAAATAAAAATGATAAAGTAATTATAGTTGGACCAAACAATAGCGGTAAATCACAAACTCTTAGGGAAATTATAGAGATAGTATCCACAGATGCTATTAATAGCGGCTCTGTCATCAAAGAATTGAAGATTAAGAAGACAGGTGATTTTGAAAGTTTTATGAAGTTCCTTAATGAAAATGCAAAGATAGATAAAGATAGCTATTACTCTTTTGGAAGAATGAAAGCACATCAAAGCTGGTTAAGATCATGGGTTGATCAAAATAAATTAACAAATATACATATGATTTTCTTAAATAACATCACTGCAAACGAAAGGCTTAATATATGCAATCAAATAGAACATGTACATTCTGAAACAGAGATTAAAAAACCTCAACACTCACTTTACGATAACCCTGATCTTTTAGCCAAAATTAGTAGCCTTTTCAAAAAAGCTTTTGGAAAAGATCTGGTGCTAAATTATCGAGGTGGGAGATTCATTCCGATACATGTAGGTGAAAAACCCATATTTGATAGATTTGTTGATAGTAATAGTAATGAATATGTTGAAAAAGTCGTGCAATACCCACTGCTCGAAAAGCAAGGAGATGGAGTAAAGAGTTACGCAGGAATACTATTCGAATCTATTGTTCAAGAATTCGACGTAACATTGATTGACGAGCCTGAAGCATTTCTACATCCTCCCCAGATGAAACTGCTTGGTGAAACTTTATCATCCGAAGTTAAAGGGCAATTATTTATAGCAACTCATAGTAGTGACATATTGAGAGGTTTTCTTGAAGGAACTAAAGGCAACATAAGAATTTTAAGGATTCAAAGAGAAAATGATATAAATACTATTTTTGAGGCTGATGCAGATGCCGTTAAGGAGTTATGGAACAAACCTAACTTAAGATTTTCAAATGCATTAGATGGAATATTTCATGAGCAAGTTATAATATGTGAAGATCATAGCGACTGCAGACTTTACAACTATACCGCAGAATGGGTAAAAACTAAAAGAGATGAAAACTGGTTAGATACATCATATATCCCTAGTGGAGGAAAAGCAGGAATTTCAGGAATAGCTTCAGTGCTGAATAAGATAGGAGTTCCAGTAAAAGCTATATTTGACTTTGATTTCCTCTCAAGCGAGGAATTAATAAAAACTACCGTTTACGCTTTTGGCGGAGATGTAGAAGAAATAATAAAAATATGGAGAAGAGTGGATGCATTTGTAAGAAAAGGAGTTAAACCAAAAAGTAATAAAGAGATAAAGGATGCTATACATGAAATCCTAAATGAATCAGAACCTGATATCTTAAACAGGAGCGCTATAACCTCTACTTTAAAGCAAGGGCAGTCATGGAGCATGTTAAAACTTACAGGTAAAGCCGGTTTACCTCCTGGTGATGCTTACAATGAATATTGCAATTTAATAGAAAAACTAGAAGACGTTGGGATTTATATTGTACCAGTAGGTGAAGTTGAAATGTTCAATAAAAAAATAACGGGACATGGACCTAAGTTCGTATCTTCTGTTCTAACAGATCATTCTCTTGAAAGTGAAGATTTTGATGAGCTTCGAAAATTCGTTGAACGCGTTCACTCAGGTCCGCACAGTAAGCATAAGCAAGTTTCCACCATGTGATCCAGTCATGTGAAAGTGGCGATAGAATGGCGATTCAAATGGCTAAGACTGGCAAGCACTGGCAAACAATGTCAGTCTAAGTCACTGTTAATAATCATAAATACATGATTATTCGAATGATATCAACCTTCTCATAATCGCTTGGTCGCTGGTTCAAGCCCAGCAGGGGCCACCAAATTTTAGCTGTTAAATCAGCAGATTAAAGCTACCTTTCAGGGTGGCTTTTTTGTTTATCCTTCAAATCCCCCTTCCT